CCATTCGAATATAAACTAATTGCTGGCATTGTACCAGTCAGGACATAAAATGCATCGCCATCGAATGTATATGTATCGGTAACTGATCTGGTAAGGATGATACTTGAACCTCCTCTAAGGGAGGCTTCATCTTTAACCACCAGCACGGCGCCGGCACTATATGTGCTAGGATTCGGTATTGTTATTCTAACAGGTGCCGTACCGCCCGTAAAGGGGGTTGCAACGCCGAGAAGATAGTCAGAGGTTGATGCAGTGTAGTGACTGCTTGTAACGTTGCTGTAGCCCCCTCCAAAGCCCTTAACAAAGGTTTGCTTTGAATAGGAGCTAGCGCTCAATATCGCAGTTGTTCCCGACCAAATTGCCAAACTACCCGTTCTAAAGTGTCTGTCATCGATGGTGTTACCAAAAAATGTCGAACCGGTTGCATCAATGATTGAGATGTTTTCGTAATTGAAGACACTAGCACTCAAAGTACCAGTGACAATCATGTTACCAGACAATACCAGTGTGGAGGGCTCGGTGTGCTCTCCGTAAGAGGCTGTATAATATACTAATTTTGTCGACCCTGTAGTATGGCCGCCCGATCCAGTTATAAACTGAAGGGAGCCAGTTGGTCCTGAAGCAGCACCATCACCGACAGTATCAGCGCAATCAACATAAGCCCAGCCAAAACTCGACATTAGTCTAGCCTACCCCTGCAGAACCCGACCAGTTTGTGCCTTGAGCCGTAGCTGTGAGACCAGTTCGGATGTTAGTGAGGCCAGCAACAATGTCTACATTTGACGAGCCTGATACCCAGATAGATGATACTTTTAATTGTAAAACTCCACTGTTCGCAACGTTGGATGTATCACCGTGTGCGGTAGTAACCGATCCACTTAAAGATGGAATGGTAAAATAGTTACTAGAACCAGTCATCCCACTAAGCGAAAACGCTACTTTGCAATCACGTCCAATATCATTGTTAATAATTTTAACCCAACTCGTAACATGCGGAAACACAATTTCATAGCCGCCGGGGCGGGTGCCAACAAATCCATCGATATTGCCACTGGCGAATGGTTTCCCACTTACTTGGTAGGCGCCTACATGATTTAGGCCGGGTTCGGTATTCCAACTTCCCATTATAAAACTCCTTAAATATTTAAATCACACTATAAATAGTCATTAATTTTTTCTAGCGCGTCTTTGTTGTGCTTTAAGTTTTTTAGCTTGTTCGCGAAGTCGAGTGCGCTCGGCTCTTTCCTTTTTTATACGTTTCTTGACTGAGGGTTTATTATAGTGTTTTCTGTCCCTGCATTCTTCTACGATTCTTTCTTTCTTGACTTTTTTAAGAAACTTTCTTATTAGTCTTTCATTACTCTCTTTAGGGTGGTTACGCTTGGTAATCACTTGTGCTTGTTTTTTCATTATCTATTTAATCCTGTTCCAAATTTGAGTTGATGGGCCCATGAGTGAGCTAATATCCACGCCGGGGTCATTCGGACTACCCAGGTCTACAGCGCCTGCAGCTTGTGGGGTTGCTTCGTAGGATGACATAGCGTCGGTACCTTCGAATAGATCAACTCCGTTATATGCATCTTTGTTTATTGCACTCATCAATTTAGCGCGTTGCTCCTTTAGAGCTTTGTTGTTTATTTCTGGCTTAGGTGTTGGGCGCGGTGTGGGCGCTTGCTCCACAATACTTTGGGTACTGAGGCCTTTCACAACCTCTGACACAACATTAGATAATAATCCTTCCTCTATCAGAACTTCTTGTATGCATTCTTTTACGAGAGGTTTGATTATTTCTTTTAATTCTGTTTTTTTCATTTTCTATCCGTTTAAAATGTCGTTAATTAAATCATCGACGTTATTTTCTTTTAATTCTTTTGTTTCTCTCATCGACATACTCATCGATTGAGGACCTGTTTCGGGGCGCATGTACGCGCCGGGTGTGGAAGGAGTAGAAACCATATCGAAACACACAAGTTCAAAATCGTCGGCAACAATTTGTTGTCCGTTCTTTTCAATAAGAGAGCCGGTGCCTCTCGAAGAGATTCCGATACAGCAACCACCATCGACCAATGCACGGAGTGTTTTACCGGCGGGTGTATCTAATACTTGAATCTTACCCATGACTTTGTTACCATCCATCCAAATTGATGTAACCTTGTGGGAAACATTTACAAGAGATATCTCAATTTCTTGAGGGTGGTCTAATTCACCAAGAGCCTGTTGGGCTTCAACCAACTCTTGATATTTTTTAACCTCTCTCTTCATCACGGATTCAGTATACATACGACCATTGCCGTTCTTGACACCACACATCTGCATAGTGCCTGTGAGTACCATACCGCCTTCAGCGATGAATTTTTTATCCGACTCAGTTAATAAGTCTTGGCACACTCCGTCTTCGCAAAGCTGGTAATATTCTCTAAGTAATTGTTTACCCATAGCTAACTTCCCTTACAGCAGTGCCTAACTGGCTGCAACATCCACTTGCTTGTCCAGGTGGCAGGTATCTGGGTTTGTCTGTTTGTATTCATGTTTAAATCCTTCGTCTCCAAAAATCATGTTGAGAACGTATGAAGTTCCCGACGATAACCAGCCCATAAGAAAGAAGTTGGTTACCGTTACGTCAAAGTTAAATAGTTCTGTGAATGGAGAAAGTAGCAATAAAAACCAGCCAACATGAAAGCCCATACACATGGGGCAGCGAAATAATTCTCCAGCTCTTCCTTTTGTGGGTCTGATTTTTTTAAATACTTTCCCATATACAATTATTTGTGTGAGTCCGTAAGCGCAAAGTATAAATGTTAAAAGTTCCATTATTTCCTCACAATTATGTCTGTGTCTATGCCGGGTGTCCCTTCTTGTGCGTATGGGGAGGCCGAGTCTGTGTTGAGCCAATCGACCAAATGTGCCGTAAAATCCGGCATTGGATCTGGGGTGGTGTTCGCTCTGGCTGTTTGAATGTAGGCTTCAATCTCATCTTGAATGCCACTGTTGGACCAATAACTTTTTTCAATGTCATTGTCAATGGTTGCGAGAAGTGCTGTGTCAATACACAGGAGCCGTAAGAGATTTGCTGTTTTGGTAGTTACCTTTTCTTGCTGTACGTCATTGATTAAATTTGCAAAGACGCCAACGACTGTAGCTCCAAGAGTGGCACCGCCGGAGGCCGCGGCGGCTGGTATACCGCCAAGTAAACCAGCAACAGTTAATATTTGATTTAACTTTTCAACGTTTTCACCTTGGCTTTTAAGTTTCTCGATTCTTTGTTTTTGAACGTCTGGATCCAATGAAGCAATCTCCAAACCATTTACAAATGTATCAATGTCAACTGGTTGTTCGGGACATGCATCAAACTGTTCGTTAACAAACGTGTCCCAGTTTTCAAGTATTAGTTTCATTTCACCCATAATATTCTCCTAGACCGTGTATAAGTAATTGTACGAGTAAGGATCTCTGATGTATCCGGGTCGTATGCTGCCCTTCTCAGCAGCCTGTGGCACTTCTCCGAGTTCAGTTGAGTATTCTTTATCAGGCTCTATCAGGTGTTCCTCTTCGGCAGAAACAATAGCTTCTACTTGTTCGAAATAAGGTCTTTCCTCATCAATAAAATTTGAGATATTGATTAAAGCCATCTTTGCAGAGGAACTATCGGGATCTACAGACTCTTCCAGTGTTGCTTCGAAGGAACCAAAAAATGATCCTGCTTGAATGCTTTCTGGAATAACGAGACCCTTCCTACGTAGATGAGAGAACAATCGGTTTTGAGCGCCATAAACTAAATCAGTCATCGTTTCTTTTGGGAAAGTGACAACTTTTTTCTTGTCTGGAGACAAAACTATATCGATATCTCCATGATCGAAAATCATGAGATCACCATTCATAGAACGGCGCAGGTTAAGTTCGAGTTTTACTTTCTTCTTGTTGGCGCCGGTGCCTACTTTAATTATTACTGCCATCGTTGAGTTCCTTTACAAGCTGTTGGGTCTTCAAGACTGTAAGCAAGATAGTTTCATTAATCTCTGTAGATTTAAAAGTATCAAGTTTTTCTGAAATGAGGGTAGCTTTCTCTTGCAGTTCCTCATCTGAGATAGAGCTTACATGCTCTCTTAGTCTAACTATCTCTTCGTTTAAAAACATCTTAAGCTCAACTGCATTGTCAACAAAAGAAGTAATGTAATAATTTAATAACTCTTTCTGTTCGTCAAGGAGAGTGTCAGAGTATTTTTCATTAAATTTATTGATGAAAGTGGTAAGAGTAAGACCATCAATCTCGCTTATTTCTTGTCCCGCGGGTGCCAAAGACATGTTTTCAACAATTTGATTTTCTAACATAACCTTTGTTCTTGGGGTTGTACGAGTATTAAAGATTTGGTCTATTGTAGCCAAAGTCTTGTAGTTCGGTACAAAATTGTTAAACACTGTAGGATCTAATTCTTTGTTGATGTCGTTAATAAGTGCGGTCTGTTGTTTAAACAAACCTTGAGGATCAATCATCCTGCTAGCAATATTTGCTTCTCTCAGGATTTTTTCACAAATTTCTCTTGGCAGTTCTTGATTTTCGTAAAGAGACTTGTAGCAGTCCAAGTGTTGACGAAGCGCACTATCGGGCTTAAAATGTCTTTTTACAATCTTAACAGCCTTGTTCTTACGTTCTTCATCATTTTTAATAATAGCAGCAGTAATTTCTTTTACAAGGGTTTCGAAAACGAACGCTGTATTTCTTTTTTTATTGTGTTTCATCTTTTTGCTCCGTCAATAGTTTTTCTTTTTTGTCTAAAACATCAATTAATGATTTAATTGAGTTATTCATCTCAAGTATTTTTTGCTCTTCGTTGAGTTCCCTATTAGAATATATAGATGTTTGTTCTTGATAAGTACCTCTTCCAAGTGCTGATAATTGTGAACCACCTAAATTGTTAGTTCTCGGTGTGTTAGTTTCTGGCATACCGGTCATCTTCATCGACTGTCCTCGTTTGCCGCGGCCGCGCATGTCATTGACACCATCCTTTCTTAAGTAATCACCTTTTTCGTACTTACTCAATCTCTTGGAAGGTCTAGAACCAGGGGGTACCGCTAAGAGTGATGATTCATCACCGGCGCCTGTATCGGCCGGAGGGGTCTCTGGACCACCTCCAGCAGCGTCTGCCGGCATTTCTGTTGGACCTGCATCAAGACCCAAGTCATCTCCGCCTAGGCCTCCACCAAGGCCACCGCCAAGATCATCTCCACCAAGTCCACCACCAAGGCCGCCGCCGGCACCAGCCGCCGATTCGGCAACTTGTTGCAATGCTGCATCATGTTTACGATCGTAATACATCTCTCGTTGATTTCTAATGAACTCTTCGTGAGACATACCAAAAATATTGTCGGCAACCCAGCGACGAGAAAAGAATCCCTCGGTAGCGCCGGCAGCAATATCAAATTTGGATTTCCAATGCTCCAACTCTTGAAGTTCAGCGATCTTAGATGGGTTATTGAGAGACAATTTAAATGCCAATAAGTCATCGCCGCGGAAGCCCAATGTATAGAGATGGATGATTCCAATTTTTTCCAACTCAGAAATGACAACGCGCTGGAGTCTTTGGATGGTTCTAGCAAAGCGAATGTCTTTTTGAGCGAGAGTGGTCTTGTCCTCGGTAGCGCCTTCTCCCATAGTAAGATAAGATTGTGGGATCTTGAGAGCAGAAAACAATTTATCTCTTAGATATTTGACATCATCAATTTGAGTGGTGTTCGTACCACCGGCAAGATTTTGGATATCTGTAACGGAACCTGCACGTACAGGAATAAAGTAGTCTTCCTCGATACTCATTGGGTTATATCTTAAATCAACACGGCCTGTATCAGGGTCAACAACTGAATTTCTCTTAAGCTGTGTTACAGTCTTTTCCATAAACTGTTCTACTTCTTGCGGAGGAACCGCGCCAACATCAATCTTAAATACGCGGCGCTCAGAAGAGCGAATAACACGGTAAGCCATCATGGCGTCTTCCATCAATGTAAGCTGACGCCAGATACGACGTGCGGGTTCTAAAATAGAAGTACCATAAGGGGCATACTTATCATTTCCAAGAACACGAAAGTGAGCTACCTGCCAATTTTCAAATGTCATACCGCCGGAGTTCCACTGGTACTGGACGTAATTTGGGTTGGTTGAGTCTAATCCTTCCAATCTTTCAACCTCTTGTGGGGGCAACGAGATAGCAGATTGAACTCCGTACTTGTCATCAATGTCAAGATAAAGAACAAAGTCGCCGTACTTACACATAGTGCGAGACCAGCCAAATAAGTTATATTCAACATTAAGAATGTTTTCGTATAAGATTGCCAACACTGCTCTGATTTCTTCATTCGGACATCTAATATTCAACATCGGCCGAAGATCTGAATACGTTGTCATCTCATCCGCATAAATATCAAGTGTTGATGCAATCTCTGGAGTGTACTCCATCTGATCGAAATCAACATATCGTTCCGAACGTCTCTGATTCGCAATTGCATTAGCACCAATCTGGTCTAGAGGGCTGTAATGTGCTTTTTTGAACTGCTGTCCTGAAGCTGTTTTAAACCTAGAGGAAAATTTATCTAGGTGTTGTCGACGGATTCTTCGTCCCGATTGGGAACGGTAATTAATAATTGGACCAGAAAACAATCTTGTCAAAGATTTGAATAATTGAGAATTATTGTTTTTTGGGTTGCTGCCTTTTTCGTTTGCCATTTAGTTTCTCACTTTATAATCCACTTATATTGGTCATAAGTGTTTTTAGCTTCCTTCATTTTATCAAAAGTATCGCTTTTTTTGTATCCTATTTGACCTTTTATTTGTGTATTCATGGTAGTTTTAGAAGTCATGATGGCATCTACAAAGGCACGTTGGTAGTTTAATTCCCTAGCGCTGCTCTGTATGGCCGTGTCTCTAACCCAACAAGCAATTGCAAGAGCCATGATTAAATCATCATGATATCCTTTCATTGCTTGTGGTCTACCATTCCTCCAAATAAAGGTTTTCATCTCGTTGATTGTACGAGAGGAATATATCGTAATTAGTTTATTTCTGATAAACTCTTCTAATTTCGCGACTATAAGAGGGCGCGTCTTTGACGAAGTAGTAAATCCAGGTACAGCAGAGTTTCTAACCTCTGCTTGATGTTGTTCTATGTATTCGTGCGTTGACTTAATGGAGTGATATAAATTAGGGTATGCCGCCTCAATCAATTTGTCTAGCACTGAGTATCCAACATTATTATTTTCTACAACAAGCATAGCATTGCCGTACTCTCTGCCAACTTGGTTTAGCATATTGGCGTACATATCAAGTGTTGGTTTTCCCTGATATTCTCCTACAATCTGTAAGGTTTCTAACTTAATCATGTGGAATGTGGAATAATCAGCACCGTCTCCTCTGGCGACATCAGCTACCATAAGATAGTTACAGGTCGGGTCAAACTCTTCCCAGATCCAAAAATTTCTATCAAAGCCAGTCCTGTGTTTTGGTTCACATATATTAGACATCAACCATTCCATGCAGTTTGAATCTATCACAGTCTCGCCGGAAGTATTGAAGTTACATTCTAGCTCCTGAGCGATTTGTCGCTTTGACATGTTTTTAGTTTCTTTTTTATACCACTCGGTATCTCGATCTGGATGTACGTCCCAGGGCAGCGTCGTCAGATGAAAGTTGTTTGCCTCTGCCTCAGCGTCAACGCATGCTTTATGAAACCAGTTACCCACACCGTTTGGGGTCGACAGTGCAATGCAACGACCACCAGTTGACAGCGTAGGGTACAGACCAGTCCACAGTTCTTCTAAACCTTCAATGTGGGCGGCCTCGTCAAGCACAAGCAGCGACAGGGCCTCTGAACGGCCGGCATCACCAGATGTTGAAGTAGCTTTGATAGAAGAGCCGTTCGATAACTCAAAGGACGTGCGGTTATCTACCGAGATAGTCGCTATGCGGATCCACTCTGGTAAGTTCTTCATGATGCTTTTAACTTTTTTGACTAAGTTACCAGCGGTAGCAAACTTGGTTGCCATAACAAGAATTGATTTATCCTTGTGAAATAACATTAACCAAGAGATATAGCCGGCCGTGATGGTTGAAATTCCTAATTGTCTTGCTTTGAGTATAACGTTGAATCGATAATCGTTGAAATCGTTTAACAGAACATCTTGAAAGTCGTATGTATCAAAAAGGATTAGCCCGTGCATCGGGTGAGATATACGGGCATAGTTTTTAAGAAAGTAAGCCGGATCTTTACCACACTTTAATATTTCTTGGAACTTTTGTTTTTTGGTAAGTTCAAAACTCATACACTCTCTGACATGGCTTTTTTAATTAATTTCTTAAGTTCTTCTAATTTAAACCCTGCCGTTGGGCGCCCTTCTGCGCCAGGAGTGTAGAGGGTTTCGGGAGCGGGCTCTTCTTCTTCAGGTTGAATTTCGCCGAACACAGCGTTAAAAATCTCTGCCACTTCGGCAGGAGAAGAACCTTGCACTATCTTAAGTATTGCGTCTTTTATATTGTCCGACATGACTACTTCTTCATCAGAGCCAGAAACTGGATCAGCCATGGTTTCATCTGGAGAAGCAGGGCGTTCCATGGGGGCTGTGTTACCATCGTTGGTTTTAAACCTTTTAGGATCTCTTGCCTCTGGAGAGCGGTACTTGTTTCCTTGAATTTGTTGCAGGAGCTTTTCAATTTCTTCTTGATCTGCTTCAAGTAAGTTTTCTTCTTTGATATATTCTTCTACAATAATCTTGTGTAATTGTGCTTGAGTGATTTTCATTATTTTTAATTCTCCAAATATGTTGCTAAGCGATTTATCTGTTCTATTTTAGAGCGAAGCTCTTCTATATTGGTGCCGGCTTGCATGTCGCCGAGTGCGCCAAGACCCTTAGCGTCTATTAAATCAGTTAAATTGTCAAGGGCGAGAAAAGCCTCATGAAGCTTGTCGTTGGCTTCTTCTACCATCGGGTGACCTCGACTAACGTCGTAGGCGCTGCGCTCGTCTTCCGTCACCGCAGGAGCTTCAGGTTCTTTTATATCCGGGGCGACTATACCTTGTAGTCTTTTAAGTAATACTTGCAACTGAGATTTATACTTTGGTAAGTCAACACCGGGCTTAGCTGCAATGTCAGATAAAAATTGTTCTATCTGAGTGACGAAGCCTTTTTCGGTTGCCGTGTATTCTTCACCAGCAGTTGCAACTCTACCGAGTGCATCTTTTTTATATGCAGCAGTTGACGTAGCTTTGGTTTTGAGCCTAGTAGGATCTTGCGGCTGTTCTTCCAAGACTTGTTTTAATTCTTCTTGGATAATCATATCTAATTCAGATACAGAGATTTTCATCTTACGATTCCTTTTTTCTCGTGTCATTGTCGGGGCGCTTGCCACCGTCGCCGGTCCAGCCACCTTGAGACATAAAGTCTTGCCAGTGCTCGTCAGGTGCCTTGCTACCATCTTCGTTATTCATTTCTTCCTCAAGGCCACCGACAGTGTAACTCTGACACGCCACTAACCAAGAACGAACATTGGAGGAACTTTCTACTCTAATGTCGCACTCTTCAATTTGAGATAATGAAACGGATTCACCAGTAATCTTGCGGTATTCTTTTTTAAGAAACTTAACAACATCATTGACTGTTGCAACAACTTCGTCTTCAAATCCATTTTGGTGAACTTTCTTTAACTGGACTTCTGACATGTAGGTAAGGTGCATGGTGTTGCCGGCAAAGCGAACTTTAAATCCATCCATCACTCTTTTGTCTAATATTGGGTCTCCGTCTTCGCGGTTAAGCCCAATCTTAAGGGGTTCATTGTTTTCATCCAGCGCGCCGTCGTAAGCGTTAGCTGCTGCTTGGGACAAGCCCTTAACTATATCGTAAACTGTTGCCATTTTTATTTATCCTTTTTTAAATCTGGTCTCCAACCATTTTCCCATCGTTCTTCTCTGTGTTCGACATAATTGATATAACAAGTGTTACAACAATCAAATTTGACTAAACAGACATCATCCATAGATTTCTTTGGAAACTTTCCGCAGACAGGACAATTTTTACGAGGTTCTTTATTAAGTAGTTTTTTCGATACCTTTATACCATTTACGTCAATTTTATCTTCCCATTCTAAATTTTTGGAAGTTTTAGCATAAAACTCTTTCATTTGCTGGAGATAATCTTTTTCCTTGTCTTCATCCCAAAATGCTTTGGGGTTTGCAATTGCATCTTCTCCATATTTTTCTTTTATAACTTTTTCAATTGCAGCAATCTTATCGGGGTCTTTACTCATTTTATAACAATAAATCCTTTTCGTTTGTATTCTTCATCTTTTATGAAATTCGGATGGGTAGTTCCAGCGTCTTCCCAAACAGGTATTAGTGCGGTGCAATCTCTATTGTGAAAATCAGGGTTGTGGCGCATATGAACTTCTATTAGATTGCCATCAATATATTCTATATTAATATACTCATATTTTTTAGACAAAGTTTCAAAAACTTTTGGTAATGGTATCTTATCTTGTACTTTTTTCCAAAGTGAAAATCTGTAAAGTGGGTCGTCGGGGTTACGAAATCCTTCAACTGCCAGTACTTGTTCTCCCCAACGATAATCTATCGACAAGTGGCGGCCTTTGAAAACCTCACACCAAAAATGCCCTAGGGGGACAACATCGTCTGTTTCTTCTTCAATAAACATAAACTTTGCATCGCGACCCATTCCCATCAAATTGATGCAGGGTCTGGTAATATACATGTCAGGCTTTGGTACATCCGCGCCAGTAGGACCACAAGAATAGTTGAATAACCTTGAAACAGTTAACTTATTGAATATCCAAAGATCTGCTGGATCACAGTTTTCCCAGGCATCGATGTCATCATTGAAGATCATTATTGTGATAGTTGTTTATCGAGAGCATAATAGGTAGTGCCGCCGACAACGACACCGCCCACAAACCATAGCCACTTATAACGTGGTGAGGTCTTTTCCAAAGAATTTGCTAAGGAACTGATTTCCTTATCCTTCTGTTCTATAAACAGGTCATATTCTTTTGTCAAAGCATTGTGTTCGATTTTAAGATTTTCTAATTTGTATTCGTATTCTTCTCGCAAGATCTTTGTTTCGTAATCAGTTTTGATTTCGCAAGAGTAGGTTGCTATATCATACTCAGTTAATATTTTAGCCAGAGCATTTTCATCGAACAGGACACCAGCGAAAGGAGCGGGAGCTTTGTATTCAAGTATCGTAAACTTAGGTGTAGTTGCACTAGCAGTCATGGTGAGTGATAGTAAGAGTTTAAGGAGCATACTGGATCCCAAATTTAGTTTCTATGTCTTTTATAAGCTCTTCCCTGTCTTGGTTGAACTTGTTGGTGTATTTACCTTTCTTGTCTTCTCTTATATTCTCGATCATCTCAAGAGCTTTTTCATAATCCTCTTCGATGTTCGCCATCGACTCAAGGTGTTCTTCCATTAGCAACTGCTTTTCTCGAATCTCTTGTTTATGAATTTCTTTTAGCCCTTCGATCTGTGACCGGGCAGATTCTATTTGGGTTTTGTATGTCTTCTGCATGAGTCTGTAATCATGCTTCATTTTACCAAATACAATAAGAGCTAATAATAATATTAATAGCTCTTTCCAATGGCTTACAACAAAAGTAACAATCTTTGTTTTAACCATCATAACCTCTTAATTTAGCAATACCGTCTAATACAGTCTGACCGCCAATGTAAATTGCCGAAATAATTACCCAGTCTTCACTGGCTAACTGTCCCGACATCGCGAGGTAGGTGGCTACACCCCATACCATTAATTTTCTAGAGGTTAACTTACTCAACCAAGTATCAACAAATCCTTGTGCTCTTGCCACCATGTGTTCCTCCAATCAATTTAATTAGTTTCTTGGATTCCATTTTTAGCGTTTTTTATCAGGTACCGCACAAATTGCTGTGATTTTTCTGTCTCTAAGGTATTCTCTTCAGAGTTGACCGATTTGATAAATTTATCTTGACGAGTAATCCAACCCATCGCTGAAGGGTTATAGGCTATACCCGGTATCCGAATAAGTCTTCCCCAACCAAAAAGCCTGTGTAAGTCACCTGTCAAATTTTCATAATAGCCGCCGACTTCAAATATTTCTGGATAACTTTGATTAATCCACGGGAGTGCTTCAAGCATCCCCACCACATCATCATTTGGAGGCAAATCGTTCTTTATATCATCAAACCCAGTTTCAACAGTGTGTTTGAATATACCTTGTATATTTTCAGAATATTTGGAATCAACATTTATGAGTTGGTCTAGTAACTCTTTTTCTATTTTTTTGAGAGATTTTGGACCGAAGAAAAACGATCTAACGCTTTCAACCCATCCAAACATTGCTATGCTTTCTCTTTTGCAATTTTTGTGGCAGTTGCGTACATAACTGATTCCGCATCATCGCCGTATCTTTTCTCGAAGCCTTCCTTGCTCTTCTTCATACCTTTGACAACTTTTTCTTTTTCTTTCTTTTCCGGTGGGGTCAGTTCTTTTTCACGAAGTCGACCCTTTGGGCGGCCGCGGCCTTTGCGGCTATTGTAGCCAGCGTCAAGTGCATCCGAGAGAGAGTAAATTTTAAACTTCTCCTCGCCGTATTCAACGGCGCGTCTGAGATTCGCAGCGAACTTCTCTAATGGTATTGAGATTCGTGCCTTTTCATGAAATTGTTTAATTTGTTCGTCGGAACGTGTATTAAGAAAACCGCCAATTGCCTCCCAAGCTTCCTTTGTCTCGTCGCCACCGAGAACATTACGAGGGCCGGTGACACGGGCAGCCATGTCTTTTGCTTTTCCCATTGGGCGGTCAAATATACCTTCTTCCATTTGTTCTTGGTCTTTAGGCTCTTTAGGCATAAACTTATCTTTCATCGCCTTGACGGCTCCAAGGAGTCCGCCAGTACCCAAAGTTGATACGATAGCAGGATCAGTTGCGAAGTGCTCTAATGCCTTAAAGAGAGCCATAAGGCTTTCGGAATTAATGTTTTCGACACCTTCTTTCATCTTGCCCTTGGTGGGCTTAGCAAGACGGCCTGAAGTTGATTGTGAGTATCCGATTGAATAAGGATCTTGGTCTGTTACGGCGCCGGCAAGATAGTCAATACTGACATCCAAATCCTCTATCTTATCAGAAAGCGCGAATATTGCGTCAATCAATGCTTCATCAGAACCTATTTCTTCTTTAATGATTTGTTTAAGTTGAGACTTGGTGATTTTCATCTTTAGCGGCCCTTTTGCTGTGGGATCAGCCCTGCGTCCTGCATAGCATACGCGTTGCTTGTATTTTTACGATACATACACTTGACAAAATCAGCTTCCAAATCTCCACGAAGCGCTTCGTCGGAGCAAGTCTTGATCTGTTGCTGGGATTTTTTCGGATCCATATTGTGCGGCGCCGAAGTCATAACGCTGTAAAGTTCTTGATACTTTTCAGGCACACCGCTGCTATCTGGAGTCATTCGCCCCATAACATCTGCTGTGCTTGGCGGATTACCGGGCATATTAGTAGTGAAGCTGCCTTGTTCTTCAATTTCGTCTCTGTATGTTGTCTCGTTCAAAAAGTAACGAGGGTCAATTCTTTTCTTGTTTTTTCTTATAGCCATTATTCTATTCCTTTGTTGTTTTCTGACACTTCTGGTTCGGGAAGGGAGATATCATCATCCTCTTTCCCGTACATTTTCTTAATTGCTCCAGAAGATAAAGCAATAAGTGCATTTGTTTTCCAATTAAGCGGGTTTAAATTACCACCCAAGCCGGTTGCTTGAGCTGCTTTTTCAAGTGCCGGCGCGTTGCGCTCTACAGTACCTAAAAGCTCTAAAGTTTTAGCACTAATTTCTTTGGCAGCATCGGGGGCATTTGATTGTTGCAACGTGTTATCTAATTTTTTCAACTCGTCTTTGCTTTGGAGTGCTTTGAAGAGGAATACAAACAACTTACCAAGCAATAGCATCCCAACTCCGCCGAATATTGCTTCGTTTAAGGGGGCTTCTAAGTTTTGTTCGATCAGATTTCCTTCTGAATCAAAATCATCGGCGCCTTCGTCTACCTTTTTATTCTCTTTATCGCTCTCTTCGCGATCGTTTGGCGGGGCTTTGAGCGGCTTCTCAATGTCGGCAACAGCGCGGCCGGGTTCGTATTCTGCTTCGTTTATGTGCTTTCGCCAATTTTCAAATAGTTTTTGCATTATAATCTCCTATGTCGCTAATCCATTCATACTTAGTATCGCAATCAATCCGGGCACATTCTTTCTGACATAAACGCCAGAGAAAAGCGTCTCGCATCGGCCGCCGACATAAGCGATTGCCGACTCAATATTCTTGCTGACTTTGGGGTCAGCCACCATCTCTTCTGACACAACTAACACTAACGAGCCTGCTGCAGCCTTGCCTTTCGGTGGAGGGCACGCAGAACGATTCATGCAGTTGTGGAGGATCACCGATCCAAGCTTAGCGGTATTTGGATCCTTTATCATAGTTGAGCCTAAGAAGGCACGGCCGGTCTTATCTAGACAGGTTTCGAGATCTTTTGAATCAAAAGATTGAATTGGTGAATCTTCCGTAGAAAGTTTAAGTACTTGAGCGAAAGATTTTGCAAATTGTGTATTGGCTACTGGGTACATGCCAAGCATGCCAATTCTACCGCGTAGTAAACGTGTGGCGCGTTCATTATCAAGAATGATGTGCGGGTGCTTAGCTACATCATTAGCCAGTGTCAAGGCATTACGAGCGATTGTGGGGTTAAGATTTTCTTGTGCTGTGGGCCAAGATGTTACATAAACAACCTTACCGCTAGCTTGAACTGAGCGAAGGTAGCGCTCAAATACAGGATGAAGAGCAGTGACGCTACTACCGGTGCCACCGCCGCCGCCAGCAAGGACGAATAACCAATCAACTTTACCAAATTTGATGCGGAGAGCATCTTCAACAATTGCGCCATTTTGACTTAAAACCTCTTTTCCATATTCTACGTTTTTTCCAATCCCGTCTGAATCGGGGATGAGGACAACGTGATCCTCGTCTACATTCTTTGGAATGTCTTTACCTGTTGAATTTACGAGTAGCGTTTTGTTGAAACCTAATTCAATAAACGCATTCGCCATTTTATTGCCTCCACCGCCGACACCGACAAAACCAACATTGATAGATGAGGGTGCTGTATTCTCGGGGAGTAAATCTTCATCAGAGTATTCCATCTGTAATCCGAAGTCCTCAACCATGCCGAAATCTTCTGCATCTACTTCTTCGTGGTAGCTATCTTTTTCCTGCGCGAACGCGGGAGGTGGTTCTGCGGGAGGCAGAAAATCAAATTCGTTGTTGTCGTTTTCGTCTGACATTATTTATTCCTTTGTTCTTTTCACGGTGCGGGTCATGTTGGGTCCGCGAGTGAATTCATCATAGTCTATCCACGCATCGGGATCTCCTGATTCGCCGGCATCTTGTTTGTTTATAAATCTATCTGTATCTTGCCGATCAGCCATTGTTCTAACATCTTGATAGATCATACCAGCCAGCGTTTCGGCTTTAACCTGATCCGAACGGCCGGGTTGGCTTGGATCGGCTATCATGAAATCAGCATTCAAATCTTTGACCTTTTGTCTAACCCTATTTTGCAATTTAGAATGATCATCGCCATACATGTTAACTGTAATACTGATTGTTCTATTTTCAGAATTGCTGCCTTTAGGAGAAAA